CCTGATCCCGGGGCAGCAGGGCGTGGAGCTGCGTCGCGGCTGGGCCGAGTTTGCCGACGCCGTCGAGGTGGCCACCGTGCCGCAGTCGGTGGAGGCGGTGTTCTCGTACAAGGCGCCCAGCTCGGCCAATGACAAGGTGTTCATGGCCGCCAACGGCAACATCTACGACGTGACCGCGGGCGGCACGCCGACGGTGGCCGTCACGGGCACCGGCAGCACGGCAGACGAGTGGTGGACGACGCAGTTCTCGACCGCGGCTGACACCTTCCTGCTGGCCGTCTCGCCTGGCGCCGGCTACTGGACCTACAGCACCACCAGCGGCTGGGTCAACCGCACCGGCACCGTCACCGGCATGACCACCTCGGTGCGCACGGTGATGGTCTGGAAGCGCCGCGTCTGGTTCACGTTTGCGGACAGCCCCAACGTCTACTACATGAGCGCGGTGGACGCGATCACTGGCACGGTGACGTCGTTCCCCATGGGCTCGCTGCTGCGTAACGGCGGCTACGTGTCGGCCATGGTCAACTGGACCACCGACGCCGGCATCTCGGTGGACGACTACCTGGTGGTGATTGGCACCGAGGGCGACGTGGGCGTGTGGCAAGGCACCGACCCCACCAGCGCGACGACGTTCGAGCTCAAGGGCGTCTGGTACGTGGGCCCGGTGCCGCTGCGGGGTCGTTACTTCACCACCTTCGGCGGCGACGTGATGATCGTCTCCCAGCTCGGCCTGGTGCCGATGTCGCGCCTGTTCACGGGCCAGTTCAGTGCCGACAACCAGAACGTCGGCCCCGCGGCCAAGATCCAGACGGTCTTCGCGCCCCTGGTGCGCAGCCTGCGCGACCAGAAGTTCTGGAACGTCTTCGTGGTGCCGTCTTCTGACGTGCTGGTGATCTCGCTGCCTGTGGATGGCGACGTCTACCGGCAGTTCGCCATGAACGTCACCACCGGGGCCTGGTGCAGTTTTGAGGGCATGCCCATCCGCAGCGCGGCGGTCATCAATGGCGAGCTGTACTTCGGCCAGGCCAATGGCACAACCTGCAAGGGCCTGTACGGCGACCTGGACGGCGTGGCGATCGACAGCACCGGCGGCACGTACGTGCTGGGCGAGGTGCAGTGCGCCTTCAACGCGTTTGGCACGCCGGGGCAGTTGAAGAAGTTCAGCCTGGCCCGGCCTATCTTCTTCGGGCCGGCGGCGCCGAGCGCCCAGCTGACGATCAACACGCAGTACGCCTTCAACGACACCGCGGGCGCGCCTGCGTTCTCTGACCCGGGCGCTGCGTTGTGGGACACCGGGGTCTGGAGCCAGGCCGTGTGGTTGACAAACAACAGCTACGAGTCCTGGTTCGGCACGGCCGCGCTGGGGTACTACGGGTCGATGCGCATGAAGCTGCGCGGCCTGCCGGGCACGTCGTTTCTGTCGGCGCACGTGCTCAGTGAAATTGGTGGGGTGATGTGATGGCATTGACGGCAGAACAGACGACCCAGGCGACGCAGCTCAGCAATGGCCTGCCGTGGATCTACCCGGGCGCGTCGGACACCGACTTCTGGGGCCAATACTTCTCTGGTTCTGGGCCGTCCCTGACGCCGGCTGAGCAGGCCAGCGGCATCTCCATCGGGCCCATGGCCACCACCTCGCCCATGCCCACACCTGCGCCTGCTCCTCAGCCTCAGGTGCTGCCGGGAGTGGGCCAGGGAACCGCGTCAGCATCGTCTGGCCAGGTGCCGTACCAGAGCGCGCTGATCGAGTCTCTGCGGGCTGCATCGCCTGGGTTCACCAGCAACAACCCGGGCGTGACGATGCTGGCCAACCCGGCCAACAGCAAGACCGTCATCGACTTCAAGCGTGCGCCGCCGCCCGCGCCGTTCTTTCCGCCTGGGCCGCCCGTCGGACCTCCGTTGCCGCCCTCTCCTACGCCTGCGCCTCCTCCTTCTGGCGGCGGTGGAGGCGGTGGTGGGCCTGTGACGCCTGGGCCGGTGATCATTGGGCCAGGGCCGTCGTTGCCTGTTGAACCTGATCCCGATCCTGCGCCAGCGCCTGATCCAGACGTGCCTGACTACACCGACGACCTGTGGCCGCCGGTGGAAGAAGACCCGGTTGAGACGTTCCCGGTGCCCGATCCGACGCCGCCTGACGTGACGGATCTGCCCCCGCTGCCGCCAGAGGATGAGGTAGCGACGACGTTTCCCGTGCCAGATCCTGCGCCGCCGGACGTTGTGGACCTGCCGCCGCTGCCGCCAGGCGGCGGAGACGACTTTGTCGGCCCCATGCCGGATGATTTTGTTGGGCCGTTGCCGGATGACTTTGTTGGGCCGCCTGACCCTGAATACGACGAGATTCCCGAGGGCGAGATCGACGTCACGACCGGCGTCACCGACGCCTACCAAGCGGCGCGCGACGCGTTGGTCAATGCCGACACGGTCACGCAGGTTGACGATGCTGAGGACTTGGAGATCCCGCCCTTCGATGAGTCCGTGTTTGAGCTCATCGATACGCCGCCGCCTGTGCCTATTCCCGACAGCTCAGGTGACGGCAGCGGCGGCTCTGGCAACGTCTACGTGAGGCCCTCTGGCCCGATGGAAAGCGTGTCCGAAAACCCACTGGACGAGTGGGACTGGATCGAGCTGGAAGAGCCCGAGATCCCGCTGCCTGAGATCCCGTCAGCCAGCATGGACTTCAACTTCTCCGACGCCGACCTGATGGAGTTCCTGTTCGGTGACTTTGGCGGCGGTGGTGGCGGTGCTTCAAACAACTTCAACGTGATCTCGCTGGAATGAAGCTGGTCACCGATCAACCCGATCAGTACCCGGTCATCTGGCAGTGGATGAACCGGCGCACGCGGCTGCCATGGAGCACCGACCTGCGAACGATCGCCTCAATGCGCGACGACGGCACCATCGCCTGCGCCGTGGGTTTCAACGCCTGGACGCACAGCGCCTGCTGGATGCACGTCGCGTTCGACGGCGAGCACGGACTGACGCGGCAGCTCTGGGAGGCCGCCTTCCGCTACCCGTTCATCGACTGCGGGATGGAGGCCGTCTACGGCCTGACGCCCAAGGCGCTGGACGAGGCCCTGGCCATGAATGACCGGCTCGGGTTTCGGCGGGTCGCGGAGACAATCGACAGTGTGATGTTTGAAATGCGTGCCGACAACTGTCGGTGGCTGAAAGGAGTGAGACATGGGCGGCAAAGGCAGCGCACCTGCAGCGCCTGACTACCTCGGCGCGGCTACCGCGCAGGCTCAGGCATCGGAAAAGGCCACGACGGCGCAGAACTTTGCGAACCGTCCGACCATCAACACGCCCTTTGGCGGCCAGTCTTGGAACACCGGCAGCCAGATTGACCCTGCAACCGGGCAGAAGGTCACCACCTGGACGCAGAACACCACGCTGGCGCCCGGCCTGCAGTCCGCGCTGGACTCGCAGATCAACGTCCAGAACGACCGCAGCCAGTTGGCTGGCGGGTTCATGGACCGCGTGGCTGAGGAGTATCGGCAGCCCTTCGACTACGCCAACCTGCCGCAGATGGCCATGGCCAACGCGCCGGCCAGCCTGGGCACGTCGCTGACCGACTACACGCCGGGCTTGGCCACCGGCTTCAACTTCGGCGGCGCGATCCCGCAGGTGGACTCCAGCTACCGCGACACGGTGGCCAACCAGCTCATGCAGCGCATGCAGCCGGTGCATGACTACCAGCAGAACCAGCTCGAGACGCGCCTGGCCAACCAGGGCTTCACGGTGGGCAGCGAGGGCTACAAGCGGGCCCTGGACGAGCTGAACCAGCGCCAGTCTGCCGAGAGGTTCAACGCACTGGACCAGAGCGGCAACGAGATGCAGCGCCTGTTCGGCATGCAGATGCAGTCGCAGAACACCGGCTACAACCAGAACATGGGCGCCGCGCAGTTCCAGAACCAAGCCCTCGGCCAGGCCTCCGCGCTGGATCAGTCGCGCCTGCAGGCTCAGAACGCAGCCATGGGGCAGCAGCAGGGCCTGAACCAGTCCTACGCCGACGGGCAGAACCGCGTGCGTCAGCAGGCCATCGCGGAGCAGATGCAGCGCCGCGGCATGAGCCTGAACGAGATGAACGCGCTGCTGAGCGGCCAGCAGGTTGGCATGCCGCAGATGCCGTCGTTCAACCCCTCCGGCCGCGCCGAGACGCCCAACATCCTGGGCGCCACGCAGATGGGCTACGACGCGCAGCTCGGCGCCTACAACGCGCAGAACGCGGCCTTCGGCAACTTGCTGGGAGCAGGCGCACAACTCGGCTCGGCCGCGTTCATGTTCTCTGACCGGCGCCTGAAGTCCAACATCAAGCGCGTGGGCACTCATCCCATCGGGGTGGGCATTTACACGTACACAATGATGGGAATGCCACAACGTGGTGTGATTGCCCAAGAGGTTGAGGCGGTGCGCCCTGACCTGGTCAAGCGCCACGCCAGCGGCTACCTGCAGGTGAACTACGGAGGCCTGTGATGAACGACGATCTGATGTTCGATTACCTGTTGCAAATGGGCGCCATGCGCCCAGAGCAGGAGGAGCTCAAGCGCAAGCAGGCCATGGTGGAGGCCCTGCGCGGCCAGGCCATGACGCCGATGCAAGGCCAGATGGTGGGCAAGCACTACGTGGCCCCCGGCATCGCCAACGCCATCGCCCAGATGGGCACGGCCTACATGGCCGGGCAGCAGCAAAAGGGCGTGGACAGCAGCGCCATGGACTTCAACAACCGGCAGCGCGCCGCGTTAGAGGAGATGCGGCGCCGTCGCAGGCCCCAGATGCCGGGCGCCTACGGCATGCCAGACACGGGCGACGGCCCGGCCTACTGAGGGCTCGCCATGAACGACCTGACCTTTGCCGAGGACGTGCAGGAGCGCAAGCGGCGCATGCTGCCCATGGCGCTGGGCGGCCTGCAGTCGACTGACGGCACGCTGACCAACACCGTGCAGCCGGGCCGGGCTTCTGCACCATCCTCGGCTGTTGACGGATACCGCAAGCGTGCGGCTGACCTGTATCAGCAGGGGTCCGACTTGTACAACCAAGAGCCGGACTTCTCCGAGATGCAGGAGTTCGCCAAGCAACGTGGACAGCAGGGAAGTGCTTCCATGCTAAATGCTTTGGCGGCGCAGTTCGCAGGCGAAAGTTTCCAGCCCATTCAGGCTCAGTACCTAAAGAGGGCCATGGCCGCGCAGGAGCCGATGAAGCTCGGCAGCGGCATGCTGACGTCTGACGGGAAGTACATCAAAGACCCGTCGGCATCCCAGTCTAAGAAGGCTGAGTTTCTGCTGCAGCAGGCCAAGGCCTACGAGACGTTGGCGCAGACCGCTCAGACCGCACAGGAGCGGGCTGAGGCCGCGCGCCTGCAGAACGAGGCGCTGAACCAGTTCAAGCAGATCATGGCCCAGGCCGCGATGATGAACGCGCAGACAGGCCGCATCAACGCCAACGCGGCCATGATCAACGCCACGGGCGGTGGCGACGGGGTGGGCGTTGGATCCGCACAGCAAATCGGCAGCGGCGCCAACGAGGAGCCGATCTTTCGCACGAAGAACGGCCAGCTGTTTACCTACGACCCGGCGGGGAAAGCGGTTGCCTATGCCGGCCCCGTCAACCCCAAGGCGACGACTTCACAGCCTACCGAGGATGAGCGCAAGGCAGCCAGCTGGTTCTTCCAGGCGGACAACGCACGCAGGAACATGGCCAACGTCATCGCGCAGACGCCGTCGGCGGCTTACCCGACCGTGTCCGAGCGGGCCGCTGGCCTGGTGCCTCTGGTGGGCGAAGACATCGCCAACACGCTACGTCCTGAGCAGCGCCAGAAGTTTGTGCAGGCGTCGGGTTCCATGGCTGAGGCTTTGCTGCGTGCGGCCACCGGCGCCGGCGTCAACGAGTCAGAAGCGCAGCAGAAGGTGCGTGAACTGGTCCCGCAGTTGGGCGACAAGAAGGGCACCGTCGAGCAAAAGACGGCCGCCTACGACGTCTACATGAACTCGCTGCGGGCTCGAGCCGGCCGGGCTCTTCCCAAGACGCCAGCCCCGAGCGGCGGCAGCAACGTCGTTGACTTCAACAGCCTGCCAAAGGGGTAACCCATGGACGTGCGGATGCCTGACGGCACCATCATCACCAACGTGCCGGATGGCATCTCGCAGGCCGATCTGATGCGCCGCCTAAACATGTCCAGGGCGCCAGCCAAGCCCGACATGTACGCCGCAGGCGCCAGCGCCGCCAAGGACATGCCCTGGTATCAGAAGGCCGCGGCCAACGTCGGCGCCGGCATGGCTGACCTAGGACTGGGCGCGCGCCAGATCTACGCCGGCATGTTTGGAACCGAGGAAGACAGCGCCAAGCTGAAGCAGGAAGCCGAGCAGAAGCGCGAGCTCGACCGCGCACTGGCTGAGAACTCCTTCAGCATGCCGGGCGGCGAGTACGTTGCTAAGGGCCTGCAAGTGGCCGGCAATATCGCCCCCACGATGGTGGTCCCTGCCGGTGGCGCCATGCAGGCCGGGCGGTTCCTGCCGTGGGCTGCGCGAGCGTTTGGCACTGGCACGGCGCTGGGCGCCTTGAACCCTGTCACAGAAGGCGAGAGCCGCGAAGTCAACATGATCACATCCGGTGCGGCCAGCGTGGCCCTGCCGCTTGCCTTGGGCGGCGCCAACTCCGTGCGCCGGATGGTCACGCGTGGCGGTGCTGCTGAGCGCGCTGGTGAGCAAGTAGCTGGTGAGGTGACCGAGGGCCTGTCGCGCCGAGATCGTCAGGCTGTGCTGCAGCAGACGCTGGACCGGCTCAGAACCGCACCGACGACGCCAGGCAACATTCCGCTGTCTACCGCTGCGCAACTCAGTGACCCGCAGCTGGCGCGCCTGGAAGCCGGCAGCCGGGCCCGCAGTGGAGCCAACTGGTACGACTTCGATCAAGGCCAGGCGCGCTCGGTGGCCGACGAGGTCATCGCTGCCACGCGGGGTGCTGAAGACGTGGCCGCCAGGCGCGGCCTGCGCTCAAACAACCGGGAGGTGCTGGTCAACCAGGCCATGAGCTCGGTGAACGAGCCGGCCTTTGCGCGTGACCTGGCGGGTTTCCGCGCCAACCTTGATACGGCAACGCGCTCGGCAGAGGCGAGCAACCCGGCCGTGCGCGGGATGCTGACGCAGCTGGCCGACGAGATTGACAGGCTGGGCCCTGACTTCAGGCCCGAGAACCTGGCCACCATCCGCGCCAACTTGGCCAGCAAGGCGCCGATGATGCCGACCAACGCGTACCAGGCCGCGCCGCGCGAGAGTCCCGCCACCATGAGCGTGCTGCGCGAGGTGGACAACATCCTGAACAACGCCACGGGCGGCCGCTGGAGCCCGGTGCTGCAGTCCTACAAGCGCGACAGCGACATCGTGCGCTCCTCGCAGGCGGCCGGCAAGATCCGCGAGTCCTTCATCGACCCGGCCACGGGCCGCGTGCGCGGGGTGTCGGCTGACGCGGCAGGAGACGTCCCTAAGATAACCGAGGCAGGTCTCGGGCGGGCCCTGGATTCGGCGCGAGGGCCTCGCAGGGAGCTGGTGCTGGACCCGACAGCCAATGCGCGCCTGGAGGCCGTTCTGGCTGCCCTGCGCCAGCAGAACATCGTGCAGGGCGTCAAGCGCTCGGCTACGGCGGGCGGCGGCTCCAACACGGAAAGCGACCGCCTGGCAGCCAGGGCTGCCTCGCAGGTTGCTGGAGCCATCCCTGGGGGCCGCGGCTTGGTTGACCGTGCCGTCAACTTCTCCAGCGACATCAAAGACGAGGCCCTGGCGCGTGCGCTGCAAAACCCAGACGAGATGATCAGGCTGATTGAGCAGCAGATCCGCCGCGGCGAGCCGCTCACGCCTGGAATGGAATTGTTCATTCGGACGCTGTCCAGCGCGCCAGGCGCGGCGGCTAACTGAGGAGTTTCAGACATGCCACGCAACGCAAGCGGCACCTACACCTTGCCGTCGGGCAACCCGGTGGTGGCCGGCACCACGATCGAGGCATCGTGGGCCAACACGACGCTGAACGACGTCGCCAACGAGCTGACCAACTCCCTGTCACGCACAGGCTCTGGTGGCATGCTGGCGCCGTTCCGGCTGGCTGACGGCACCCTTGGCGCCCCCGGCATCGCGTTCCTGAACGAGACGTCCTCGGGCCTGTACCGCCCCAGCGCCAGCAACGTCGGCATCGCAGTGTCAGGCGTCAACGCGATGACCTGGAGTAACGCCAACGTGGTGGTGCCCAGTGGCATCCAGTTCTTCACCTCCAACTGCGTCATCACCGGCCTGCCGACACCGACCTCGGCGTCATCTGCAGCGACCAAGGCCTACGTGGACACGGCGCTGGCCGCGGTCACCACCAGCTCGACGCGGCAGACCTACACCGCCACGGCCTCGCAAACCACCTTCTCCATCACCTACAACGTCGGCTCGATTGACGTCTACCGCAACGGCGTCAAGCAGATCAACGGCACCGACTTCACGGCCACCAACGGCACCAGCGTGGTCTTTGCCTCTGGCCTGCCGGCCGGCGACATCGTGGACATGGTGGCCTATGGCGCTGTGGGTGGCGGCACCTCGCTGCAGGTGATCAGCGGCAACACGGCCGCCGTCAGCGGCTGCCTGTACGTGATGACGGCATCCCTCACGCTGACGCTGCCGGCCTCGCCTGCAGTGGGTGACACGGTCAAGGTCAGCAACCTGTCGGGCACCACCACCTGTGTGGTCGGGCGCAACGGCAACAAGATCCAGAACGTGGCCGAGGATCTGACAATCGACAGCCTGAACGCGGCGATCACGCTGACCTACGCAAGCGCCTCTTTGGGCTGGGTCTTTGCTTGAGAAAGTAGCACCATGAGTACCCTTTCGCAATTCATCTCCGGCGGCAAGTCTCAGTCGCAAGTCTTCACCAGCGGCAGCGGCAACTGGACCGTGCCGGTAGGCGTCACCAATGTGCGCGTGTTCGCGGTGGGCGCTGGAGGGGGAGGCGGTGGGGGCTACACCTCGAGCTACCGCGGCGGCGGTGGTGGTGGCGGGGCGATCGTGGAGAGCGACCTGGCCGTCACCTCTGGCGCGTCCATCGCCTACGCAGTGGGCGCAGCAGGCACGGCCGGGGCCATCAACGGCGGGGGCGGCGCTGGCGGCAACACGACCTTCGGCACCATCACGGCCTACGGCGGTGGCGGTGGCGCCAAGGGCCAAGTCGGCACCGATGGCGGCGGCGGCGGTGGTGGCGGGTTCGGCGCTGGAGGCTCCAGCTCAGGCAGCAACGTCGGCGGGGCTGGCGGTGCCGGCACTGGCGGCGCAGGCGGTGACAACGGCGTGGCCGGCTCGGCTGGCGTCGTGTTCCTGAACGGCCAGGGAGGCGGTGGCGGGGGTGGTGGCAACGCCAGCGGCGGGGCCAGCATGTCCGGCGGCGGTGCTGCCAGCTCCAACCGCGGCGGCGGTGGCGGCTCCTACGGCGCTGGTGCTGCAGGCGGCGCGGCCGCGTCAGCCAACACAGGCGGGGGTGGCGGCGGCGGTGCAATCAACACGGCCGGCAATGCTGGCGGCTCGGGCTACTTGATGATCACTTGGGTGGGGTGAGGCATGACAAAGACTGCGAATCTTGCGCAACTGGCCAGCGTTGAGGCTCAGGGTGACACCGCTACTCCGTTTGAAACGTCGTTTGGGTATCAAGCTGGCAGCTCAAATACCGGACAAAGGAACAGCTTCTACGGCTATCAAGCCGGCAAAACAAACGCCAGCGGCGTTGACAATTCTGTGTTTGGTTTTCAGGCGCTTGTAACAAATCTAAACGGAGGTTACAACACGGCAATTGGTTCATATTCTATGAACCTAAACCTTACAGGAAGCCAAAACACAGCAGTTGGATATTATTCTTTGCTGCTAAATTCCACTGGCAATTATAACTCGGCAGTTGGGTATCTTTCGCTTTACGGTTGCACATCTAGTAATAACTCAGCGTTTGGCAATTTGTCTTTGTACCAGTTGCAGACGGGCGCAAACAACACGGCGGTTGGATCTACAGCTGGCACCAATCTAACCTCCGGATCAAACAATACATGCTTGGGATATAACGCCCAGCCATCTAGCAGCTCGATTGATAACGAAATTACCCTTGGCAATACCTCAGTCTCCACCCTGCGCTGCGCCACCACCACCATCACCAGCCTGTCGGACGAGCGCGACAAAAAGAACATCATCGACCTGCCTGCGGGCCTCGCGTTCATCAACGCGGTCAGGCCTGTCGCGTTTGATTGGAACGCCCGGGACGAATCCAAGATCGATATTCCCGACACCGGGTTCTTGGCGCAGAACCTCCAGCAGGTGCAGGCCCAGCTCGGTATCACCATCCCCGGCTTGGTCTACGACACCAATCCTGACAAGCTCGAGGCCGGCTACAGCAAGCTGCTGCCGGTGCTGGTGAAGGCCATCCAGGAGCTGAGCGCCCGCGTGGAGGCTCTGGAGGCTGCTGCATGACGGACTACACCGGCCCTGAGCGCCGCCAGGCGGCCCTGACCGAGGACAAGGTGGCGCTGATGATCCAGACCGCCGTCGCGGACGCGCTGAAGTCTCATGAGCAGCATCTGACGTTGCACATGGACAAGCAGTTCAGCCTGCTGCGCCAGGCCTTCAACGACGCCTTCCCGGGCGGCGACCCGCACGGCCACCGGCTAGCGCATGAGCGGCAGATCGCCAACGCCAGCTGGTGGGAGAAGACCAAAAGCGACGCCTTCTCCAAGGTCACGGCTGCCGGCCTGTGGGCGGTGGTGGTGTTCATGGCCGTGGCGGCCTGGGAGCACATCAAGCAGGAGGCGCGTCGATGATCGAGCTTGTCGGTGGGGGCCTCCTCGGCTCCATCTTCGGTGGCCTGTTCAGGCTTGCGCCTGAGGTGTTGAAGTTCTTCGACAAGAAGAACGAGCGCCAGCATGAGCTGTCCATGTTCACGCTGCAGACGGACCTGGAAAAGGTCCGCGGCCAGTTCCGCATGGAGGAGAAGTACGTCGAGCACTCCACGGAGCAACTCAAGGCCATCCAGGCGGCCTTCAGAGAACAGGCCAGTACCGCCAAGGAGGCCGGCTGGTTCGTCGCCGCCATCTCCGCGCTGGTGCGGCCTGGCATCACCTGGGCCCTGTTCGGCATGTACGCCGTCGTCAAGGCGGCCGGCCTGGCCATCGCCGTGCAGTCAGGCGCGCCCTGGCAGGACGTGGTGCTCAAGGGCTGGGGCGCTGACGACTTCGCCATGCTGAACATGGTGCTCACCTTCTGGTTCGTCGGCCGGGCGATCGAGAAGTACCAGGCCCATGATCGATGACGCGATCAGGCTGAGCGCCGAGCTGCTGGTGCGGCCCTTCGAGGGCTACCACCGGCGCCTGCCAGACGGCAGCTGCAGGGCCTACCCTGACCCGGGCACGGGCGAGCGGCCCTGGACGATCGGGTGGGGCAGCACAGGCCCAGACATCGGGCCGGAGACGGTCTGGTCCCGTGAGGCGGCTGACGCCCGCCTGAATCATGAGCTCGAGGGGTTCGCCTCGGCGGTGGTCAGGATGTCGCCGCGGCTGCTGCGTGAGCCTGACAGGCGCCTGGCGGCCATCATCTCCTTCGCCTACAACTGCGGCACCGGCAACTACCGGATCAGCACGCTGAAGAAGCGCGTGGACGCGGGCGACTGGGCCGGCGCCAAGCAGGAGATCGTCAGGTGGAACAAGGCCGCCGGGCGCGTCCTGAACGGCCTGACCAGGCGCAGACAGGCTGAAGCGGCACTGCTCTGACGCTGTGCCATTTTTGTGCCACGTTTTCGTGACACAGGCCCTCCTGACTCATCGCTGAGAATCGCTCACAGAGGGGGATATACTGACCGAGCGTCTTGTGATTCCGGTACTTGCCACCGCTAAGTTGTTGATTTTGAAGGAATGTTGAGCGGTTCTCGGTGAGTTTGTGCCATTTTTGTGCCATTCTCACCTTCAGTGGTGGCTGTAGCTCAGTTGGTAGAGCTCTGGATTGTGATTCCAGCGGTCGTGGGTTCGAGCCCCATCAGCCACCCCATCTCCCTCACAGGCTGACCCGTTCAGCCGCCGCGGCCAGGTGCTCTGGCGACAGGTGCGCGTAGCGCTGCACCATCTGCGGCGAGTGCCAGCCGCCCAGCTCCTGCAGCACCGACAACGGGGTGCCGGCCATCGCGTGCCAGCTAGCCCAGGTGTGGCGCAGGTCATGGAAACGCAGCCAGGGCACGCCGGCCCGCTTGCAGGAGGCCTTCCAGGTGTTGCACCACACGCGGGTGACGTCGCCCCAGACGCGGCCCTCATGCGGCTCGGGCAGGGCCTTCAGGATCTCGCGGGCGGCGGTGTTCAGCGGCACCAGGATGCGCTGGCCGGCCTTGGCCTCATCTGCCTCCACGATGACCGTGCCCCGCTGCAGGTCCACCTTGTCCCAGGTCAGGTTGAAGACATTCGATCTTCTCAACCCGGTGAGTAAAGCGAAACGGACAGGAGTCCGGTACTTTTCTGGAAGTGCGGCCATCAAAACCTCCGCTTGCTCGCGTGTCAGAAATGCGACGCGGCGCTTGGGTTCGGACTCGGTGCGCAGCACGGGGGCGCGGTCGATCCAGTCCCACTCGCGCTCAGCGGCGCGCAGCATGGAGCGGATCAGGGCGCGGTAGCGGTTGCGGGTGGCCGGCTTGACGTCGGTGGGCAGGATCTGCTCGATGTCGTCGCGGGTGATGTTGGACAGCTGCCGGTCGCCCAGCTTCGGCAGAAAGTAGTTGATCTTGTCCTGGTCTTCGGACAGGCTCTTCTTGTGCGCCTTCTCGACCAGCCAGCGGGCGCAGGCCTCGCGGAAGGTCTTCTTGGGCTTGGCCTTGAGCAGCCGGCCCTGCCAGAGCTCGGCGCGCCGGATGTCGGCCAGGGCCTGGGCCTGCTTCTTGTCGCCGGTCTTCAGGCTTTCACGGATGCGCTGGCCGTTGATCTGGACGTCGAGCCAGTAGACGTCGCCTCTGAGTTTGATGGACATGTCGTGGGTTCCTTTGGGTGTTGCGGATCGGAGCTCTATCGTCTCCGTGATGAGATTCTCGCAACGTCAGGAGGTGCCGTCAACAGATTTATGCGGCACAAGTGCGTACAGACAAACCCTAGGGCCCCTTGAGACCCCACAGCGCGATCAGCGCCGCCTCGGCCTTGCCGTCGTCCTTGACGCGCTTGAATTCCCCGGCCTGCTGGGGCCAGGTGGCGGCCGCCTTGGCGCGGGCGGCGTCCTTGCCGCTGTTCAGGCCCAGGGCCCGCTTCCAGCGCGCCGGGGGCACCGACTGCACCGGGATGCCCAGCCCGGCCAGCACGCCCTTGGCCAGGCCGAAAGCCTCACCGAATGCGAACATGCTGCTGACGCCCTGGCCGGGCATGGCGCCCACCTGCTCGATGTATGCGCATGTTGCATGCACGTTGTACAGGCGCAGCTCCGCGGCCAGCATCTCGGGACTGATGCGGCGCTTGGCCTTGCCGCCCACCGTCACCTCCACCGCGGGCATGTCGAAGACCTGCACCAGGCTGCCGTCGGGCTCGAGGATGGCCACGGCGCCCGCGGCGCCTGGGTCGATGCCGATGATGAAGCTCATGCCTGCCCTTTAAGCCAGCGCTCGAGGGCGCGTGCGAAGTGATGGTGGAACCCACCGTTCTGGTGCCAGAGGTCCGCGATCACCTCGTCGGTGAGTTTGCGCTCCTGCTCCGGCTGCTCCAGCGCCTCTCTCCTCCCGCGCTCAATCAGTTCCTGTGCAGCGGATGAAACCAGGGGGTCGATCTGCACAGCGCAATGCCAATCGATCAAACGCCGAATGGACTCTCGTGGATCATCACTGGCGACCATGTGCAAGGTTGAAAGTTCATGGTCTACGGCATCGCGCCAGGGGTTTGTCTGCTCCGACTGCTCCAGCGCGGCGCGGAGCTTCTCGTTCTCCACGATCAGGCTGCGGATCTGCTGGTGCAAGTCCTGGCAGATCCGGTCGTGCGCCTCAATGCTGATGCTCATCTGTTCACTCCCATCAGTTGCAAGTAAGGGTTGCTGTAGTCCTTCCACTTGACCCCGCGCCGGATGGCCGACACCGTGGACTGCGTGATGCCGTACAGGGCCGCGATGTCGCGCTGCTTCATCCCGTCGATGGCGCGGATCTCGGCCACCTGGGCCTCGCTCAACTTGCCCTTGCGCCTGGCGCTTTGGGCCAGCTTCCTGCACCGGGCCGGGTTGGTGTGCATCTGCGTCACCTTGGCGGTGCGCTGCTGCAGCTGCTGGCGCGTGACCGTGATGACGTGCTCGGGGTTGACGCACAGCGGGTTGCAGCAGCGAGACGTGGCGTAGCGGCCCTCCACCTTCATCTCGAGGGCCTGCGCGATCACCCGGCGCACGGCCTGGGGCCGGCCGTCGTGGCGCATGACCGGGGCCCGGCTGAGCTGCTGCACGGCCCCGCGCCACTCCCAGCATTCGCCCACCTCATCGCTGCGGGCCTGCAGGTAGGGGAGGAGCCAGGCGGTCACTGCAGCGCCTCAAGCTGCTTGATGCTGGCCGCGATGCGCTTGCGGCTCTCGCGCTTGACCGGGTGGTCAGGCTTGCTGGGCACCGCGTCCAGGTCGTCTGACTCCATGTCATCGAACGGCGTGCGCGGGGCCACGCTGCCCGACACCACGGTGGCGCCTGGGAACTCGGCCTTCGTCTCCACCGCGTCGGGCAGCACTGCACCCGGGCACCGATGCAGCTCGGTGCTGCTGAACACCGGGCCGTAGGTGGTGTCGTGCGGCATGTCGGCCGGGCCGTTGACGAACGTCTTGCCCGACTCGCGGTGCCGGTACGCCACCCAGGTGCTGCCGCCGTCCACCGGCTCGGCGTAGGGCACCAGGCCGGGGATCATCAGGTGGTCCTCGCAGCCCTCGCGCTGCTCTTGCACAGTCAGGTGTTCGTTGTGACTGTCACAGCGCCATGCTGCATTCTCAACGGGTGAGGCATGACAACACGTCCTGCAGTTGGACTCCGCGGCCACGCCCTGGTGGCAGTGCTTGTAGAACCCGCAGAACTTGCACTGCCAGTGCGTCGGATCCTCGCTGAGCCTGTGGGGCGGCGCCGTCATTCCGATGAGCTTCTCGGCGCGGGCCAGCAGCTGGTCGAACCTGGCCTGGTCGAACTCCACCCACTCGACGTAGACGTCGTCGGTGTCCTTGTCCACCGCCATGTACAGCGCCCGCGTCAGCTCCATCAGGCCCATGTACACGGTCATCTGGTCGTAGTGCTGGGGCTTGGCCTCGCGCACGCGCTTGGCCACGACGTCCATGAACGACTTGTGTGAGTGCGTCTTGAACTCCAGCACCGCAGGCGTCTTCGGTCCCTCGGGCAGGCCCTTGGCGATGCCGTCCAGGCTGCCGCCAAAGTGCCCGTTGAGCGCGCTCACGCGCCACTGGTTGCCAGTCTCGGGGTCAACGTCCCAGACCTGGGCGCCGATGCCGCGCAGCTCCTCCAGCAGGCGCGACTCCTCGCGCTGGCCGGTGCTGAACAGGCGCAGGATGCGGCCCTTGAACTCGGGCTTGAGCACCC